CGAGCATGCCATGACCTGATGATGGACAAGGTCCGACGTCATTGTCAACTTGGTACGCTCACGGATCCCTACGTAGAGACGTTAAGTTCATGCATTGAACCTCATATCGTCAACTACCCGAAGAACTTTGTTGACAAGGGCATGGCTGACCAGACTGGTCTCGGTCCCTGCCAGCAGCAGAATGGTCAGCTCATGGGCTCGACTCTTTCCTTCCCGATTCTCTGCATCGTCAACTTTTGTACCGCATGGCTCGCCCTTTTTCCTCACATTCAGGATTACCGCAAGGTTCCTATTCTTGTGAATGGCGATGACATTCTCTTCCGTTGCAAGTTTTCTCAGTATGCAACGTGGTGCGATCATATCAAGAACGCTGGATTTCGAAAATCTGTCGGTAAGAACTTTGCTCACCGTGACAAGATATTCATCAATTCTCAGCCTTGGATCGCACGCAAGAGATCTGATTTCCAGGACACGAAACTCTGTGAGTTCGAATACTGTCCCTTCTTCAACACAGGCCTAATGCACGGCCAATCGAAAGTTGCAAAGAAGCCTTCTGTTGAAGGTGAATCAGGTGGTACTTATCAGCAGTTGTACTCGCTCCAGCCTGAAGCGGTACACGGTGCTTTCAACACCGAGCGTGCTGTTCGACGATTTCATTCTATTCATCGCGAACATCTTCGTCACGCCAGTGCTGACGGTTTCTTCTCATATCACGCTCCTCGTGAGTTCTACGGACTTGGCATGGTCCCTAGTGAGAAGGCTCGATTTAGCGAAACGCAACGTCGTGTTGCGACTCTCCTTATCCGAAGTGGCGTAGCCCTTTCTCGGTCGGGGAAGTTGTACATCGGCGACGGTCATGTCTCGAAACCCGTCCACGACATGTCGCGACTCCAGGGTCGCCGTGCGCTATATCGAGGGTGCGTTGTCCCTCCCGAACGTCTTCGACCGGGGTTTGCCTCCGGGTACACCGTTTTGACGAAGTTGGAGAGACGTGAGCTTGGCCTCACGCAAGATGTTGTGACAGACGGTGAGAACTCCGTCATGTGCACTTCATGGAACCTTGCGAACAAGCTTGTGCGCGCGTTGAAAAGAGCTGACAATGTCGCTCCGTATCCCGATCGACTCATGTCTCGTGGGTTCTGTCAACGTCCTTTGCGCACTGAAGAGGTATTCTGCGGGGTTGAGATCGCTTAATGCCATAGCGATCCTCGTAGTCTTAGCAACCTGAGTAGCGGTATACTCATGCCGCGGGATAGTACTTCGACCTGTCGTATGTCGTTAAACTAGGCCGGTCAGCGGGATTCGACGGAGCGATCCGTCGCTTTCTGTGAGAACGCTGACTGCTCGCGTACTTGCGAGTTGTACATATCTGGGGTCATGGAGACTCCTCGTAGATCAGACCACATTGTGGGATGTTTCTCGGTTCACCCAAAACGGTGCGCGTAGCCGTACGCGCCTAAGAATTCCGTACTAAGGGCCCGCCTCCGTGAGGTTGTGTGTCCGGAAGTAGTCGACAGACTGCACGGGTGGTAATTCTCCATGATGAACAGTCGCTGCGCAACGACGGTTGTGGCTTTGAGCAGGTATCCCATGCAATCAAAGCAGAAGAAGCGCGGAAAAGCGCTTAAACAAGTCTCTGCCCCCGCCCGGACCAAAGGCGGTGCGCGTCAACGGCGACGAAACGCCGGACCTGCCCCTCAAGGGAACAAGAGCTCTCGGCTTCAAAGCTCTGTCATTGCCGCTCCCTCCGCCATCGCCGCCAATCAGTCCCAATTCTTTGGTTGGCGTTTTGGCGCCGCGGCTGCGCATGACCTATTCCCTGAGGGAGGTCTTCGGATAAGCGGTGTGTTACCTGCAACCGCTTTCATTTATAATGACTATACCACCCCCACGTACGGTGCCTGGGGTTCCGCTGGTATATCTCATTCTCTCGTCTGTCCTGGTGGTACGACGATGACGCCGGTTACTGAAGCAAACGGACCCGCGATGTTCAGCGGGGGCGGACCTCTTGCAACGTTCGCCCAGTATTTCCGTCGGTACCGGTTTCGTCGTCTTACGATGGTCTACAACGGTGTCCTTCCGACCTCGTCTGCCGACAATCGTTCCATCCAGATCACCTACGAACGCGACCCTGTTGTCGCGCTCGCGATGAATGCCACCGCATCCACGTTCCAGAATAGCATTGCGAATGCTACGGCTGTTCGTTTTATCAGCTGGGAGCAGAATGTCATCGTTCCGATCATCCGTGCACAGAAGGTTGACCGAGCTGACGAGCTCTACTGGACCGTTGCCGCCAACGACACCATGGCTTTCGACGATGCCAAGGCCGTGCGCCTGTTCCAAGGTGCCGTTACGGCTAGTGTTGATGCTCCGAACGTCATCATCGACACGAAGCTTGGCGCTGTGTTGTGGCAGTTTGAGATCGATTTGTACGGTTTCGGCAATCTTGCTTCTGCCGCGTACACTCTTGTCGATCGATCAGACGAGAAGACCCGTATTCGGGTCAAGGATAGAGGAGATGAGAAGCTCACCGATTTTGTTGAGCTTACTCCAAAGTCGCGTCGAGTCCCTGAGACTCCGCCCCCCTCTGTCCGTACTGGCTCGAGAAAGAGCTAGTCTGTTCCGCCCAGACTTGGCGGCCGCACTATTGTGCGCGTTATACGAGCCGAACGATTAAGTTCGTTGGTCCGCTTCACGGCGATTCGCTAATTCATCGACGTGGCATCCTCGGGTTAACCAAATCCAACACTGTAAAGGTGGGGTGCTGCGCTTGTAATGCGTTTCACTGTGTCGTGGTTGTGTGGAATTCCAAGGGAGAGAGTTCTTTCCAGTATCTGCGTCAGATAGACGATGTCGCGAAACCTGATTCTGATCCAAGGGCCATTTGGCCGCCGGTAGGATGATAGGTTTCTCTGAACGCCAACTGGAAATCGAAGCTTTCGAACTTGTTGTTTTGAAGCACTAACGAATTACGCTTGCATTGTTCCCTAAGCACGGGCGCTTTGACAGATGTCCGATGAACTGAATCACCTCATCAACTGTCATCCTTTGCAAAAGTCACGCGTATTTCTCGGTTCGAGGCAGAATTAACTGCGGAGGGGGGGAGCCCCCTGGACTTCGGTCCTCTCATGTTATGTCAACACCGTATTCCCCGCGGTGCACCGGCTGGTCAGACCGGG